ATATTTCAACCCTATGTATTATTGTTTCTACGTCTGTAAACTCGAAATAGTATTTTAATGCCATATTTTTTTATATACTTAAAGAACCTCCTAAACTTTTATTTCTATCTAATGTCTTACTTAAAACACCTACTAATTTTGTACCAGCTATTTCAAAGACTACAGTGCCGCCTCCTCCAGTGCCTCCACTAGATGCGCCAAAGTTACCGCCTCCACTTGAACCGCTGAAATTGCTTGAACCTGTATCTCTTTTTGAGCCTCCACTTGAACCGCTAGAACCACTAGAACTTAATTGACCAATAGCAGCACCAGCAGCACTTAAGGCAACACCCACGGCAATAGCAGCGATACCCGCACCAATTGCAACTGGGCCACCCGCTAAAATTGCTAAATCTAATTTTCCTTTTATTACTGCTAAAGTTCCGTATTCTATTAACTTTTTACCCATATCAGATAAAAAATTAGATAAACCTTGTATAATAGAACTACCTATAGCACTTAAAACACTTCCGCCACTTGCCAAAGCTTCACCAATTGAAGAACCTATATTACTAAAAGTGTTAGCAATAGAACCCTGTATAATATTGTTTGCAGATTCATTAAATTCTTGCAATTTTAAAAGCATTTGTGCTGAACCCTCATCAAACAAAGTTGTATCTATTCTTGGAACAACACTATCATTGTTCCCCTCTTGACCAATTGTGCTTTCTTGACCCATATTACCAGAAACACCAACTTGTGAGGTATTTACACTTGTTGCTGTTTTACGAGTTGGCAAAACAGTTGCTAAAACTTTATTTTGATTTATTAACTTAGCTGTTAATTTTGCAGCAGCATCAGCGGCATCTTTTTGTTTTTTATTAAATTTTTTAAGCTCAGCAGCGGCTTTTTTAGCGGCTTCGCCCTCCTCAGCCATTGCGTCTACTTGGTCTTGAATCTGTAAAGCTACAAACTGAGAATAATTACCAAAACTTCTTATTAAGTTAAAGAAAGTTTTTAATTTACTTACTGCGGGTGTTATTTGTTGTACCATTGAAGTGAAACCAACAACTAAAGCAGCAATACCGACGGCAATGGCTGTTATTGGGTTTGCTATCATTGCAGTTGTTAAACCTTTAAATGCCGTGGCACTTGAAACAACCGCACTAACTAACATCCCAAATCCAGTAATTAAAGCAGGTATAAGCGTTGTAGATAAAAAACCTAAAGCTATAAGTAAAGGCCCTAGAACTGCGGCAAGTGTAGCAACAACTACAATTATTTTTTTAGTAGCTGGTGACAAAGAGGTAAAACCTTTAATTACTTTATTTACTTGTGTAATTATTTTTGTAAACAAAGGTAAAAGAATCTTACCAAAAGAAACGGATAATTCTTTAACCGATTCCGTAAATATTCTCATTTGATTGGCCGAACCTGCGCTTGTCCTTTGAAAGTCGCCTTGTGCATTTTTTGTAACTGACAAAATATAAGCGTAACGCAATTGAATTTTTTGCGCTTGCGTCATTGCTTCTATATTGTCATTCATTCCCTGAGTTAGTGCGAACGTCTTTAAGTTGGCTATAGTCATCACTATCCCCATTCTTTTTAAAGATTCCGTTTCACCAGTAAATACACCATTTAAAGCTGTTGTAACCTCTTTAATCCCAATATTCTTAAAAGATGACATATCACCGGCTAAACCAACTAACTCAGTGGCTAAAGTAGCGGCTTTGTCTGTAGGTACACCCATAGAGGTCGCCATATCACCAAACAAGGCAGCCATATCTAAAGCTGTTCCTTGAGCGATACCAAAAGTTTTTAAAGTTGTTTTAGCAAATTCACGAACCTGTTTTGAAGATTCCTTAAACGCAACGTCCACCTTGTTTAAACTTTCCGTAAAATCAGAAGCCATTTTAATAGATGCTCCTGCTATCGCTGCTAAAGGCAAGGTTAAATAAGTAGCCATAGACTTACCTATCTTAGACATTTTTTCGCCGACACGCTTTAATTTACCCACTAATTTATCAGCGGCAACACCAATGCCAGAAAGTCCTTTTTTCGCTTTCTTTAACTCCGTAAGAAGGCCTTCTATTTTTGCCCCAATTTCAACCTCTAATCTTGCCATTAATTTCTGTTATTATATTCTTTTTGAGATTTTAAAATAGCTTCACGCATTGCATCAACTGTATTACTAGATTTATTATTATTATCTTCATCTAAAGGTATAAATTTATCCTTAGATTTAGGTAACTTTTTAGGGTCAATATGCGAACCTATAAGCGATGCGTAAGCCATTTCTCTAACTTTATACCATTCGTTTTTTTCTATCCTATGGTAAGCGTGTTGTCTAATTAAAAACTCCGACCAAGTCATATCGTAAACATAAGACAAAGACGGAGTTTTTAACTCACCTAAAGCAAAAGAAATTACATCACTTGCCCAGTCTATTTTTTTAGGTTCGCCTTCGCCTTTCCCTTTGAAGGTATTTTATTCTTTTCCACAGGTACGTCCTTAGTCATACTATCCGTAAATGCGGTTAAAAAAGAACTTACACTTTCAGAGCTTACGCCTCCAATTTCGTCAAGTAAATCAATAAAATCATATAATTTTAAATCTACTTTTTCCCCTTTTCTTGTTAAATTATAAGCGTAAGAGGTATGCATTATTTTAGGGATTACCTTAAATGGGTTCTTTTCTATATTTGATTGTAATTCGTCAATCGAAAAACCTAAATTGTCTAGTAACTCGCCTAAAAATCCGAGTCCGAAATGGAAACCTAATTCTTTACCGTTAAAACTTAATTCTATTTGTTGTTTCATTTTGTTTTTTTTATGCGTTAGGGTCTACTGTTACAATTAAACCGCTATTAGAAATTGTTCCTGAGAAAGTCGCAAATTCATCACCAGCAGCAGAAGACAGAGACAAGTCAGATAAAATGCCTGTTCCATAATAAGCTGTAGGAGAAGACTGTGCGCTTGTAATTTTCCACGTCTGAGTTGTTCCGTTAACAACGTTAATAAAAGCTAACAACTCATCAAAAGATGTTTTTGTAGCATCTGTAACAATGTAAATAGCCTCAAAAGATATTTCAGAAGTTGTCGAACCTGCTTGCTTTATAATAACACTAGGGTCACATTTTGTTTGTGCTTCGATTACATTTCTTGTAATACTAATGTCGTTAGACGTAAGGCATCCTACAGGCTTGTATGCAGAACTGTCGTAAATTGATAGGATTACATCATCCCCTTTTATGAATACACTCATTTTTAAAAATTTATTTAATTATTTATAGATACAAATATAAATAAAATTTATTAAACAAAATTAAGTTATAAATTTTACCTATAAAGATTTGTTATAGATTTAATTTATAAAGAACTCAATTCGCATAAGTTTTCTAAATACGTTTTCGTCAGGTGTAAAACTAACGATATCATTTGGAAAGTCTTGCGTTTGTCTTATTACTGCTAAATTACTTGCAGCGTCTAAAACTAAATTATTTGTTAATTCTCTGGCTTTGTCTAGTATATTGTCAGAGAATAACCTAGTACCGGGATTACCCGAACCGCTGTATTTAGTAACAATGTCTAATAATATAGAGCTTTCCCAATTATAATCGCATTTAGTCCTTTTATCGACTCTATTTGTTTGAGTGGTTAATAGTACATAATAGTCCTTGTTATTGCTTGTAGGTACTCTACTATCGAAACAAGGCACTTGTAAAGATTGGCTATTTAATTGGTCTAATACAGTCATATTGTTTATTGCTGTGTAGATTGCTTTACGCACCCATTTATCTGGTATATTTTTATCCATTTTTTTTGACTAATTCGTTTAATTTAGCTTTTAAGTCTTCTAAGTATTGCACTCTACCTTTTACAAATGCAGGGTATAAGAATGGTCTCGGTTGTATATTAATTTTTTTAATTCCTTTACCTTTAAATTTTGCAGCCACCTCTTTTAATTCACTTGGTACACTTACTAAGCCACCTGTACCGAACTCCATATAAGCAGAATACTTCTCTTTTGCGAATACTACTTGGTTTAATTTACCCTCAGAATTAGTTGCTATTCCTTGAACTAATTTACCATTATCAAAAACACCTAAATTCCTAGCGTTAACCTTTGCATTTGATACTATTTCTTGTGCGGTCTTTTCGTTTATCTTAACAATAGATTTTTCAGCATTAACGCCTAAATTTTGCATTTGCTTAATTACCTTATCCAAGTTTTTAACAACGTTTTTACCCATTACTGTCTCTTTGCAATGTTATTTGAATCTCTCTATCATCAAAGCCAACGTTTACAGGACTAGATTTTATATTATACACAAAACCCCTATATTTAAAGAATTGGTTATCGCTTGAATATGTTACATCATTTCTTTTACGTAGTTGTACAATGATAGTTTCGTAAGTTGTAGACTCTCCTGCTTCATCATCTACCTTAGATTTGTTATCCGTTAGTATCTTACACCAACTAGATGCCAATAAGGCAGTACTTACACCATTACCACCAAAACCATCGCTTACGGGCGTTGTTTGCCATAACTCAATCTTTTTATTGTATTTTCTTGCGCGCATCAAATTATAAATCTTTTATGCTGGTTTATCATCTCTTGAATCCAATATGGAATGTTTCCTTTGCTCGCTGTATTTGTCTCAGCTTCATAATACATATACTTAACTAATTGCAAAGCCGCATCTATTAACTCACTAGGAACGTCTAAAGGGTCTGTATAACCAACGTTTAACACTAGTTTAAGGTTGGCCGTGTTGTTTGTGCTATAATTACTATGTAGTTCTTTTTCGACTAAAACAGCGTCGGATGGTGACGTTAAACTATTAATAGGAAAGTCGTAAACTCTGACCTCGTAATCTTGGAATAAGTAAGACTTAGAACGTGCGTAAACTAAAACGTTTGTCCGT